TCAATGGTCACATATTGACCAAATCTCGAAGACGACATTGCCAGCATCTGGTTTACAGTCTGGTCCGTGAAATTCACGTGGCCACGGCTAAGCCAGTAGGTTTCAAGAGCCTTGTACAAGGCATCTTTAACAGCCTGTTGTGTATACATCATACAAACAGGCTCTATAGCAATGACGCGGGGTGACTTCAGAGTTTTCGGAACGGTGATAACCCTTACGGGTTGTTCATCGTGGACCGAAACGAACGTAACATCCTCGAACACCTTTTCTTGAGCTGCCAACAAGTTATAGGCAGTAGATAGAAAAGGAAAGTGAAGTTCGAGCCGTTCGTGCCAACGATCCCAAACGTATTTAGAATTACCTGAAATACGTTCGGCGGTCGCTCCGGGACCGTGTGAAGGAATAAGCATGTCAGGCAATATATTGCCCAACATGTTATGCCATAACACATCGGCAACCAAGCCAAATTGGCGTTGGTCGTCGATCGGAACGGCAAATTCTGAGAGGTCTTGCTCAACTTTGGAGAAGTTGTCAATAGCCTTCGCCACCCTTTGCGGGGAGCAAGGCACCTCCAACTTCTTGAAGAGTAGACAAATTTGTCTAACAGCTCCAAGATAAATGGGGGAATCAACATTTTCCAAAACCCTTCCTGTCTCACGACAAAAGATGTGACTGACCATACCTTGCAGAAACGCAGGGATTGGTCCTGGCGATCGGCGGGTTCCGATTCTATCGAAACCACGAAAGTCAGTAGAGTCAACATACCCACGCTGCAAAGCCTTTTCGAGGTCTCTGCAGAAGTTGGGGAGGGTTATCGTCAAAAACGACAAACCTTCTTCTTTTGTCCGTGACGTCATCGTTAAGACGTCACGTAAATCGGAGACCTTAGCGGGACACATAGCGGCTGCGTCAATATAGACGCTAGTCGCTAACTCTAAGCAGTCACTTGCATCAGTAAGATGCTTGTCGCTTTTCAAGCGACCTCCTTTCTGGAGGCAAGCTATCGAGCGAATGCTAGTGACCCCGGCTTACGCCGTTCAACTACAACATGCTTGCGGAGCAAGCCATCCAGGTTACACCCTAGGACTCTTGTCCATAAAGGGATGTAACCATGGCAGTAGTCAGCCAGGTTTTGAACCCGGTGATGAGCTGATCAATCTCAGTCGCAGAGAAGCCATAGGCTGGTCTGATGATCATGAGAGAGATGACCGCGCTATCCCAATCGTTGGTACTATCCAACGGGTTAGTCACGATCTTGCGTTGAACAAAACGCACAGTTGACTGCACGTCTCCGTTCTTGCGAACGGCATGTACAACGTCGAGGCCAAAAGTCTCGTCGCTGTTTGCGTACGCAGCGGTTTTATCACCGACTTTCGTACGCGGCATGGTCTTCGCAACAGAATTCACTGTAATTGTTTGTGGGTCAGTAAGCATTCGTTGACTCCTAGAGAAATGGAGAAGACATTGTGGAAGATGCATGGTTTCCACACCATACATCCGCTACCCACAACGCGGTGAATACTAGGGAGCTAGGTGCGATGCACCTAGCGCCGCAAGTATCGCGTACTGAATACCGCTCAAAGGGGCGGGATTCAGGGCAAAGCCGAAAGGATTCACACTACTACTCCGACTTTTTGTGATAGCACCTGCGTGCCATCGCATGTCGTGTGAAACACCACCCCTATCCGTGAAAAGCTGACGCATTTCATAGTAGAGGTTGATGGTTCGCATCAAGTAGAAGTACTGGGACACGACCGCACCGGAGCCCAAATCTTGGAGACGCTGTACAGTGTCCCCAACATTTGTAAACCAGTCGACGAGCCATGTCCAAGGTGTCACCTTATACAACAACACAGGGTTCACATTCGCGCCCAGCAACGTCATGTACTGACGAACAGTACGGACGGCAGGGTGCATAGGAACTTTGTTGTCGAATTCGGCCCGATAAGATTTGAAACAGCCTTTGTACCACACTCGCGTACTT